ATCAATGACCATTTCTTTTTCAACCGGAACCATTGCAGCGTTCTCTGCTGTGGTGCCGCCTCTAAATTTTACCTGAGTTGAATCTGCCATTTAATAAAGTCCTAAGCTGGTGGGCCAATTGAGCCTGCTGCAACGGCTGTTAGTGTAACAGGAATTGCGACATCGTTGGCCGCCTCTGGTGTGACCACAATTGGCACCGCAACTGCGCCCAGAGCAACCGCTGCCAAGTCAATGGGTGGAACCAGTGCGCCGGTGCCAACAATGGTTGATCCATAGTCAAGAAATGTGGTGGGTGTATCTGCTGTGCCTTCATAGTCAAGACTAGTTGTGACCGCATCAGCAGTGCTGCCATAGTCAAGATATTGAATGTTAGTGTCAGCAGGTGTGAGAGTGACTGGCACCGAGATGGCACCAACTGTCTCAGGTGCAACTGTAACTGGGACGGCAAGAGCGCCCAGAGTTTCTGGTGTCACCGTCACAGGCACTGCCAACGCACCAAGTGTTTCAGGCGCGACAACAGCCGGCACAACTATGGCACCAAGAGTCTCTGGTGCTACTACTACCGGAACCGCTACGGCACCAAGTGTCTCTGGGCCAACAACAACCGGCACGCCCAATGCTCCCAGAGTTTCTGGTGCAACGGTGGTTGGTATGGCAACAGCACCAAGTGTCTCTGGCGTAACCACTACCGGCACCACTATGGTACCGGCTGACTCAGGTGCAACTGTGACCGGAATGGCTACCTCACCAAGTGTCTCTGGCGTAACCACTACCGGCACCACTATGGCACCGGCTGACTCAGGTGCAACTGTGACCGGAATGGCTACCTCACCAAGTGTCTCTGGCGACAGGCTCACAGGTGTTGCAATCGCACCCTCTGTGACATCAGTGAGCACAACTGGTGCTGCAACTTCGGCAACTGTCTCAGGCGTGACAGTTATGGGTGCTGCAACCTCACCTGCTGTCTCTGGGGATACGGTGGCAGGTACGGCCAACCCACCCACTGTCTCAGGCGTAACTGTTACAGGAACCGCAACAGTGCCTGCTGACTCAGGTGAAACTGTGACCGGCGCTGCAATCTCGCCAGCCGTCTCTGGTGCCACTGTGACTGGAACTGCAATGCTGCCTGCTGGTTCTGGTGTGAATGCCATGGCCTTTTTATCCTGTAGTCACTGTCAATTGAACGCCATCGCTGGTCTGCTCATTAATCAATTCTATCAAACTCCTAACACCGGTGCCGCCAAGAAGTGCATCATCTGGCACGGCAATGGTCACAAATTGAGTTGGTTCTGCTGCAACTGCTGGCCCGCTGGATGTTGCCGATGTGCCAGTGCTCAGTGCTTCCGATGAACTTGATGCGCTGCCAGTTGGTATGCTTGAGCTTCCACCTGCGCCAATCTGAGCAAGTGAAGCAGCGCCAACTGTTGCCACTCTGATGCCCTCTGGTATCGCTGCGGGTAAGCCTAATGCAAGAGCTTTGGAAGCACCTGTTGCAATCGCAATGACCGCTTGAGCTTTCGCTGCTGTTCGTTGAATGGCTGTGCCACGTTTTGCGCTGTTTGATAGCGTGCTCAGCAGAGAGTCACCACCCTGCCCAACCAATCTGTTTTTGAGATTCTGTTCAGCCTTGGTGATGTCAGCGCTGTCTTTGGCAAACTGCTGATCAAGTGCCTGCTTGCGTTGCAGGAATTCTTCTTCAGTCAGCAGGCCGTTCTCTCTGGCCGCTCTCAGTTTTTCAAGGTCAAGCGCATATGCTTCATCTTTAATCTCTTGCGCTGTCAGATATCTCTGCCGCAATTCCTCAAGGAATGCTTCAGACTCAAGCTGAGTTTGCGCGAGCAGACCGCCTTCTTCATCTTCTGTCAGGCCGCCAGCAGCTGCCTCTTCTCTGATCCGCGCCATCTCTTCAACGGCTGTGTTGGCTACCTCAACTGCGCCATCAGCATAGGCTTGAATGGCTTCAGATGGCAGTGGCTTCATGGCAAGAATGGCCAGCTCATCTGCTGACTCTTTGACGGCTGCAACTGCAACGTCACCCATGGCCTTGAGTGCATCCTGCTCAGTCTCAAGCCGCGAGGTGAAAGCATCAAGCCCATCAGTTGGGATGTTGATCATGGGCAGCCTGTTGGCCAACTCAATCATGTTGCGCAATCCATCACCAATGGTTGAGAATATCATTGACCAGCCGCGCAGCACCTCTGTGCCGCCTTTAACAATGACCGCTGCCAGTCCTAAGAAGCCCACCTCAATTGTCTTGCGAACCACATCAACGCCGCGCAGCATGTCAGCCAGAAAGCCAACACCGCGCACAGCTGTGCTGAATGCCCTCTCAGCTATTGAGCCAAAGCCACCAGCCGCAATGGCTGAGTCAACAAACTTGTCAGCCAGTGCTGCAATGACTGGCGCAAGTGTAACCGTGACCGATTGAGCCGCGCCCTTCAGTCCTGAATTCATTCTATTGATGGCATCATTGGCCGCTTCCACTTTGGCAGCGTCAACTCTACTGATGGCCAGACCTAGTTTCTCAGCCTGACTTTGAAATTCATCTAGTGATGCAGAACCGCCGCGCAATGTGTTGACCAGCGCAGCACCTTCAGAATCAAACAGCTTGAATGCCAGCGCCAGTTTGTTGCCCTCACCTTCAACATTTGCCATCGCGTCAGCAATGTCTCTCATCTGTTGGTCGGGTGATTTTGCGGCAAGGTCTTCAGCTGATAAGCCAAGAGTGTCAAGTGCTTTGACCGCCTCGCCGGTGCCCTGCGCAGCTTCAGCGATTCGTCTGGTGGATCGCTGAAGGGCCATGTCTAATGTGGTTTGCGCAATGCCTGTCTGCTCAGCTGCGAACCTCAAGCCAGCAAGGGCATCTGTGGTGAGGCCCAGCTTGTCTGCTGTCTTGGCAAGGGCATCAATGCTTGAGATGTTACTGCGCACAATAGCGGCGCTCACGGCTATAGCTGCGGCACCGGCTGCGGCACCCCACTTAGCCAAACTGTTTACTGATGATCGAAGCTCTGCATTGATCTCTTTGACAGACCTGACAACCTTCTTGCCATTAATGTCAACGCCTGAAGAGTCAATTGAGACCTTGACGCTGAGCGCGCCTATCTGGGCCATTAGTGCACCCTTATGCCTTGAGCTTCTAGTTCTGCTCTGCGTTCTGCCAATCTGTCAAAGTCTGGGCCGTTCATCTCGCCAAATTTCCTTGCAGGTATCTTTGCCGCAATTACATGCCAGCACTCAATGGGAGTCATGCCCCAATATTCTGATGGTGCAACATCGTAACTGCCAACCAGAGTCTCATACATCTGAGACCATGGCCATCTGTCACCTAGTGCTTTCTGATCACCGCCGCTTGTCGCGGCTTGAACTTTTTTGGCGGTTCTGGGAATACGGATGCAAATACGGTATAGAGGATTTCTATCAGGCCATCGGGTGTGATATCTTCAGAATTTCCAAAGAGCGCATCATACATCTCATCTTGTGAGACCTTGCAGCCAGCCGATTGCAACAGCAAAGAAAGCAGCATTGCAGCCTTTGAAAATCTGATGTCACCCTCCTGCACCTGCTGCATCATCAGCATCAGGTTCAGGCGGTCTTCAAGCTTGTCAATGACATCCATGGTCACGAGCACATCATAGGATGTGCCATGCCATTTCATCTCAATGGTGTTGCGGATAGCCACCTATTAAGTGCCAGCAGCAAATGCTGGTGTGCCGCTTGACTGATATGCAGCATCAAATGTTGACAACCCATTTGACTCACCAGTCTGCGAAATGCTCTCAAGCATTGCATCAAAGGTCAGCGTGCTGCCGTCTGGGTAAGTCACAACAACTTCATAAATTTCTGAGCCGCCTGCAAAGTAAGCTGCAACCAGTTCATAGTTCTTGACCAGTCCTGAGATGGTAAGGCCAACAGTTTTCTTGATTGGCGTGGCAAGAAACTGCTGCCAGCCTGCTGTTGAATCATCAGATGTGTCACCAAGTTCATTGGCGCAACTGATCCCTTTTGTAATGGTGCCAAGCAATGTCTGGCCACCAACTGTCATTGTGACCTCACGGCCCATCACTCCAATTCCAACACTCATTTCAACTCTCCAAACTTAAATAAAAAATTATACAGGTGTAATGATAACACGAAAACGCTGAACTCCATGTCTGGTCAATCCGTCTGGGTCTCTCAGTATCTCGCCAAAGTCTTGCTGCACATCAGACACACCATAGCCTGT